CTTTGAGGATAGTATCAAAAACCTCAGATGGGTCTGAATAAACGTTTTTGATAATATATGTGTAGGAGCGTGAGTGAATCATTTCCATGAATTCCCACACTTTCATACAAGCCTCCAGTTCAGGAAGGGAGCAGTATGGGGCAAATGCCATACCAGGTCCACGACCCTGAACGGAATCCAGCATAATCTGATACTTCAGATTGCTGGTAAAGATATGCTTTTGTTCTGGACGCAGCGTATGATAGTCGCTACGGTCCTTTTGAAGCGAGACCTCTTCTGGTCTCCAGAAATAACCTAGTTGTTGTGTTGTTAGTCTATCGAAAATTGGATACTTGTAAGAATCATATCTTTGAATACCTAGTGGTTTACCAAAAAACATTGGTTGTTTTTTGGTGTCTACTTCTTCTGAATTAAAAACAGTCATTGATTCGACCGTTAGATTTTCCTTTAAACCTGTTTTAAATCTTACAAGACTCACAATCTTCCTCCTCGGCAGTTTCTAGTTGAGAAATTAAATTTTCAAGAGATTCTTTAGTATCTTCTATCTCATCATTTTTCATGTCATGAGTATTTTGATAATAACTGGTTTTCCAACCGTACTTATATGTAGTTAAAAGGTCTTGTGCCCATACTGAAATTGGGATCTCATTGTTTTCATATTGTAAAGGATTATAAGACCAGTTTCCGCTGATTGCTTGGTCAAAGAACTTCTGCATCACAGAAACAATATTAATATAACCACGATTGGACTCCATATCCCAAAGAAGCGTATAAGCGTTCTTAAGAGATCCGTATTGAGGGACAATCTGTTTAAGGACGCCCTTCTTGGACTTCTTAACGGACATGTATGCTCTAGGAGGTTCGATTCCGTTTGTGGCATTTGACACAACGGAACTGCTCTCCGAAGGCATTTGTGCGGACAGTGTTGAGTTCCTAACTCCGTACTGCTTAACCTGTACTCTAAGACCTTCCCAATCATATTTTAACTCGTTAGGCACGATTTCGTCAACGTCCTTCTTGTATGTATCAATTGGAAGAATACCCTGTGCATACTTGGTACGATCGGAATATCCACAAGCACCTTTCTCTTTGGCAAGATTAACAGTTGCTTGGATGAGATAGTATTGGAATGCCTCAGTGAGGTCGTGAACGGCATTCCAGGCACCTTGAGATTCATAAGAGTGTCCGTGCTTGGCAAGGTAGTGTGCTAGACCGATATAACCGATTCCAAGAGAGCGACGTGCCTTGGTGGCAATTTCTGCTGCTGCGATGGGATAGTTCTGAAAATCAATGAGTTCATCAAGACCCCTAACAGCAAGATCACAAAGAACTTCAAGATCCTCAAGATCCCTAATTTTTCCAATATTAATAGCAGAAAGAATGCAAAGAGCAATTTCACCATCACCATCAATGTGTTGTAGTGGTCTAGTAGGAAGTGTAATCTCTTGACAAAGATTGCTCATCTCAACCTTATCCAAGAAGGAAGAGTGAGTATTGCAGTGGTCGATGTTCATGATATACAAACGACCAGTCTCAGCACGCTCTTTTAGAATATCCAAAAAGAGTTTTTGAGATCCGATAGTCTTTCTTGGAACAGACTCATCTCGTTCATAAACATTGTATAACTCATCAAATCCATCAGTGCCAAAAGCATCATACAGACCAGGAACGTCGTGCGGACTGAAGAGTGAGATGTCTTCGTTTTTGATGAAACGCTCATAGAAGAGTTTGCTGATTTGGATACTGTAGTCTAACTTACGAACTCGGTTATCTTCAGTTCCTTTATTATTTTTTAGGACAATGATGTCTTCGATTTCTTGGTGCCAGATGGGGAAGTGGACTGTTGCACTTCCACCTCTGATGCCATTTTGTGTGCAGCATCGGACAGTTGACTCAAACTTTTTGAGAAATGGTACAACGCCTGTATGCTGAACCTCACCGCCCCTGATCTTACTGTTGATCCCACGGATTCGACCTGCGTTGATACCGATGCCCGCCCTTTGTGCAACGTATCTGCCAATAGCCATATCGCTAGTAAAGATACTATCGAGGGTGTCATCAACATCAATAAGGACACAGCTAGCATATTGTCGAAGTGGAGTTCGCACTCCCGCCATGATAGGTGTGGGAATGTTGATTTTGTGCTTGCTGATTGCGTCGTAGTATCTCTTGACATAATCGAGCCTAGTCTCCTTAGGATATTTAGAGAAGATGGTTGCAGCAATCATCAAGTACATAAACTGTGGCGTCTCATATAATGCGCCACTGCTTCTATCCTGCACGAGGTACTTATCAACGACCTGACGTAAACCTGCATAAGTGAACAGATAGTCACGGTGATGATCAATAAACGACTGAAGTTTATCAAACTCTTCGTCGGTATAAAGGTCCGCAATTTCTGCATCATAAACCCCCTTTTTTATGCATTGATCCACATGATCTTTCAGTGTTGGTGCCTCGTGCATACGTCCATATAACTGCTTGCGAGTGGCAAACAAAAGTAGCCTTGCGGCAACATATTGGTAGTTGGGGTGATCTAGATCAATCAAATCACTTGCAGCACGAATTAGAATCTCCTGAATCTCTGCGGTAGTAATACCATCATAAAACTGAATACCAGACTTCATCTCAACCTGCGATGCAGAGACCCCTGCAAGGTCCTTACACGCCTCTTCCACCATAACGTGGAGTTTATTTAAGTCAAGAGGTTCTGTTCCACCGTTTCTCTTGACGACCTTTGTACCGTTGCTCATATTTTCTTCCAATTGTTAAATTTAATCTTTGCTTGTAAACCAGAATGGGTATTTAATTTTAGCACAGACATAACGTCATGTCCAGCAAGAACCATGTCATTGATGTCCTTCTCTAGGATATTACTTGGCCAGATGACGACTTTTTGATTTCTTTCGATACATCGTTCAATCCTTCCAACAATTTCTCTATTGCGGGGCTCGTTATCATAAACAAAAATAACATCGCTTCCCTCAAGATAACCCAAGTCACCATCACTACCACACAAAGCCACGCTATTGTTGACGAAAGTGCTGTCAAAGGGTCCTTCGACCACATAGATAGGTAATTTTTTGTCAATTGTGTCAAGTCCATATATCTTTGGGGCATTATCCGTAAGCATAATGGTGATATATTTATTGGGAGAATTATCTAGTGCTCTTCCCTGAAATCCTATAAGTGTTTTGTCTTCATCATATAATGGAATAATGATTCGACTATTATCATACTTAAGATTATCAAAGGTTTGTTTCTGAGAATTAGTCCACTTTTTAAACTTTGGAGCAAAGTAAAACTTGTCTGGATTGAGTTGACGATTCTCAAGATATTCCTTTGCCGCAGGAATCTCAGATGCTTTTGGAAGATCGATAGACTGTTTGAATACTGGTTTTGTAAATTCAAACTTTGGTTCTTCAACGACAAAATTTCTGCCCGTGTGACCTTCTTTAAATTTCTCTAGTGCATATTGTTTGTGTAAATGCACATCCAATTCCTTCAAAAAATTATTGAATGACAAACTGGCACCACAATTGTGACACTTAAAGTTGGTGTTATTTTTTACCGCGTAAATATATCCACGTGCCTTGTTTTTATTGCGTGTAGAATCTCCGCAGATGGGACAGCGGAAATTGTAGAGGTCCGCTTTAACCCTCTTAAATTTCTGTAGACGTGAGGAAACCAGACCAATATACTTGGTATCAACCAAATCCATTGTAAAAGTGCTATTTGGGTTGACCTATTATACTCTGCTGAGATGATGGTGTCAAGAAGATAGGAGCGATTCTACTGCCTGCTCCAATGATGAGTGCCGCAACTACTAGCACTCCACCAACTTGCCAACGAAACTTTGAGAATGCTTTTATCTCTACTTGTATTCTATCAATTCTATCGTGAATAATCTTATGGTCTTTTTCACTTTCTGATTTTAACTCATCAATCATTTTGATAATGAGTGTATCGGTCTTCATACTTTGCTCTATTCTCTCATCATGCTTTGTGAGAATCTGAGCAATACGATTGTTTCCTTCCGATATCTTTTCTACTGCTGCCTCCAACTTAGCAAGCATTTCCCGCGACAAGTCCTCATAAATGTTGAGTTTAGATTCAAGAACTGCTACCTTAGAACCTTGTGAGAACATTGACCCTATCTCTTTTTCTTTTTTGTTTTTTGTAATGATTTTCTATACTCAGGAGGTAATCGTCTCATCATTTTACATCTACCATCTAAAGGTTTATCATAACCTGCAGTTGGTGATCCATTATCATCTGGACCAGTTCCAGCAAAACTTGCACCACCGCCAGCGCCAGTAGTCATCATTTCTTCATTGAGTTTACGAACTATATTAATAATTCTATCGATATCCATTAGATTGATTGTAAGATTTTTAAACAATTTTCATCTACATCAATATTAGATATTGCTGTTCTTGGATATTCAGGTAACCTATTTAAAAATATTAAAAAACTCTTCAAAATAGGCCAATACTCTTCACCCAAGTTAAAAAACAATAATGGAACTGCAGCATCGTTGAAAACATTAAATAAAATAATTAAATGATTTAGAATTAAGTGGACTTTTAAATCTTCTACAACTTTGGTATTTTTGTATCGATTTAAAAGTCTTTTTATATACTTAATTCGTTTTAAATCATTATCAAAATCATCTTTAGTTACAGCTTGAGGATTATCATAAAATTTTATGGCAAATAGCAAATAATTATCTTTGTTTAGTTCTTCAAATCTCATTTATCACGAATCAATTATTATGCATCTGGATAAGTAGTATCTTCTCTGTCGGAAGTGATTGTGCTGCCAGCAACCAGAACCTCAGTCTTAACTCTTAGAGTTCCATCATGATTACTGTATGTGGTGATTCCAACCCATCCAGCGTGAGGTGCTGCATATTTACGAGCATCTCCAGAAGCAGCATTAGCAACTGACTGTTCGGTAGTATCTACACCGTAGATTACATCAGTTTTGTTGGACTTTGCTTCAGGTGCTCTAAGTGAGGTGTCATCTGCAACGTATACAGGAATTTGTGACACATAGTATGCAGATCCCGCATCAATATTTGAAGATCCGTCACTAGCAATCAAATTACTTGTAGTGATAGTAAGTCCTTCTGAACTAATACCAACATCTTCAGTTACGACAGTACCATATCCCATGGTAGCACCAGCACCCACTACAAAAGTGTCACCCTGCTTTACCACATACCCAGAAGTTGTAAAAGTAGTTCCAGATCCAGTAACCACACCTGTGGAGAGGTTTATAGCAACTGTTCCGCCATTTGCGACTAATTCTTTATTGCCCCAAAGAGACATGTTTCCTTACCTATAATTATTTCCTACAGATATTTATAAAAAAAGGAGACCTTTACTTTAGATCTCCTTATGATTTAAGGATTTCAGCGTGACTGAAGTGCTTCCTTAACTTTCTCAAACAGTTCGTCGTCTGCGGTGGTCTTAGTCAGTTTGACTGCTTTACCAACGATGAGGAGACAGAGGTCAATGAGTTTTTCTCCGAGTTCTGCGTCATCGGGGATCTTAGCGATAGCGGCATCAACTACTTTGTATGCCAGTGGAAGAAGAAAGGATACCATGATTTTGGTCCAAATAACCTATCAATATATAGCGAAGATTATACTTTTTTAAAGATTGAATCTCTAATTATGTTTGCAGAACCCATGACTTTCATCCATCTTAGCACTTGAAGTCATGACTTTCATGACATCTTTGCCTTTTGGTGGATCCATGATGATTGGATTCTTAATTCCCATTGATCTTACTTTATTTTTAAGTAAGTTCATTTCTGTAGATCTATCGCGAGTGTCACACTCACAAGGACACTTTCCACAAGTAGGACAAACTCCAGAAATTCTATCTCTAGCAGACTTTAAAAATTTTTCTAAACTACTTTCAAAAATTTTATTATCATTTCCAGATACAACCTTTACCTTGTTCTTTCCACGCATTACATCAATTGGTGGTTCTTGTGAAGAAGGATCAACTTGATCTTCGGTAACCTCACCAATAAACTGTTCTTTCATTGCCTTTCTTTTAGCAATTGCAGTTGCAATAGCTCCACGACGCTTCAATATATACTTGTCAGATTTTGTATTTGGTCTTCGATCATTATCAACGTCATCATCTTCTTGACCTACTGGATCTAAAGATTCGGATACTTTTTTCTCATCTCCCTTCTTTGAATCACTACCCTCATAATTTTGTCCTGTTTTTTCACCATACTCACTGTAAACAACCTCAAGATTGGGGTTAGCCTTCAACTGTGCAAATTTCTTTGCATCTACAGTTCTATAATAACTAATCCCACTACGCTTGTCAGTTACTTTGACAGATTTTTTTTCTTTCTCTGCTGGTTGGGATTTTCCCTCATAAAAGTTTTTTAGATCTTCCTCATACTTTTTTTGAAGATAACCCTCAATGAAAACTTTTTGCATTGCTCTAGAAACAGAGTCTGTTGCTAGTTCAATGCCATGCGATGTATAGCACTCTTTTGCTTCTTCTTTGTCTCCACCAGACTCACCTTCTCCCCTGGGAAAGAGTGCTTCTCTAATTTTAGTTTTAGCATCTTGAGAAAGATTGCTATTTTGAATGTATTGTGCATATGCTTGCTCTAGAGAAATACCCTCTCTTCTAGCACGATAACGAATATCATAAATTGCTTGTCTTACGTTTTTCTCAACATCACCTTCTACAGTTCTACCACTTGTGTCTTGTGGTTTTCCAGATTGTGGTTTTGAATCGCCACCTGGTTTTGCTCCCGCTGTATCAGTGTGCTTTGTTGCGGGCAATTCTTCAGCAATATACTTTTTCATGAGAAAAATTGTTTAACTTTTACTTCTTTATATGTTTATTTATTATATGATACATCTTTGATCCATGATTTAAACATCATGCCATCTTCCGTCACACATATTAAATGGTTAGCACCTCTACGAATAATCTTACCAGACATTCCAGTATTTAAATTTTCAACAAGATCACCTACATTTAATATGTTACCCTCAACATAATTTTCTCTCAATCCATCAAGATCAAATTCTGGTGCAATTTCCCAAACATTATATCCCTCTTGCTGAATCTCTAAAATTCCCATCCCAGCACGCACAGTATCAAACAGTTGTATCACCTGCTTTCTTGATAGCATTTGTGGGAGTGAATTTCTAAATGTGACCAAATCACCTTCAGCAGCAGCAAGTCTCATTCTTGCAGAAGAAAATTCTTCCATCTCCTTTCCATCAGGATTCGTTTCACCTGAAGGAAAAACTTCAATCATTTCAAATTCATATAAATCACCGTTGTGAGTGTCTGCTAGTTTTTGAAATTCTTTTACTCTAGAAGGTTCAATAATAATTCTTATTGAAGAATATCCATCATTATGAGCCTTTATTAGAGAATCAAAAATTGTAACCTGATTAGGATCATTTACAATTCTTTCGGCATGATTAGGATACATCAATCTCATATAAGAAATTTTAGTATCTGGATCCAAAGGATTTTTCTTTGGATCATATGATCTAGAAGGAACTACTACATAATCACCCTGAACTTCTTCTGCAGACATTGAAGCAACGTCTAGCAATTCTTGGTGTGCTAATGAAGGGGGATTAAATCCACCAAATGCTATGGTCAAAACACCTTTTGTTTTTTCAACTGGTAAGTAATTTGGTGGAGGTAGTTCCTCTACTGGCAATTGCTCTGGAGGTAATTGCTCTGGAGGTAATTGCTCTGGAGGCAATTGCTCTGGAGGCAATTGCTCTGGGGGAAGTTGTTGTTCGGCAACCCAAGATCTAGATGCAATTTGACCTTCTCTTCCTTTTGAAGGAGCGTCCTTCCCACCAACTACTTGAGTATGATTTTTATTAAAAAATCTTAGTCCTAGAGGCTGCCTACTATCAGTTTTTGCCTCAAATTCATGAGTACCACGATGATACCATCCACCATGACCATCACCCTTTAATCCAAGCATTTTTGCTCTCTTGGATGGTGCAATTATGAATCTTGACGCCTCATCAATGAACTTTGAAAAAGTTTTCATACCTTTATATTAGTATTCTCTAACACTTAATATAAACTATTTATCAAATCCCATGTATTGGTCTCATCGCAAACAACTCTGGATGTAGTTTTCCATAGTCTCTCAGAACTACACCTGCCTTTGCATTTGCTTCATTTTCATGACGACTTCCAGTGTGTCCTTGTACATTTTGTCCATCAATTAACTGCTTATAATGAACCATCTCATGTGCAAGAGATCTTAAAATATCAACTGGATGTCGATTAATTACACTTACATGTATCTTTTTACTATCAGTCATGATACACGCAAAAGAAGAATACTTCCTGGAAAATTCTAAATCATAAATCAGTTCTACGGGAATATCATTTCTGATATTCAACTTCACCTTCGTAAAACGCATGAAGTCTTTTACAACTGTTTCAAATGATTGTTTGGTAGTGGGTCTACCTTTAGAATTTCCAAGAAGCATTTTTTGAATTATTTATTTGTCAGAGATCTCCTTCTGCTCGATTCTCTGAATAATAAACATCAAATGCACCACCAGGATAACGCTTCTCAAGTTTCTTGACATTGCGTGCAATCACATCGTCGAAAGAAACTTCAAGTGCCATACACGCCTGAGCAACATACCACATAAGATCACCAAGTTCGATAATCATGTGCTCTTTGTTGTCTGCATTGAAAGGTTTGCCTTGGAAGATCATCTTCTTAATGATCTCAAGAAACTCGCCACCCTCTGCGTTGATACCAACACCAGCAGTCAGGAGTCGTTCGATGTTTGCACCTTTTTCGTCTAGTTCTACTAGTCGCTCAGATAGTGCAAGGAAGTCGGTTGATGCTTCAGAAGTTACGGCATCAACAAACTTTTCGTAGCGTTCAAAGTTAATCTTGTGGTTCATAGTTCTAATGGTTGTTGTTGATTTTCAGGTAGAATTTTTTGCTCAGATAGTTGTGGATCAGGATCCATGACTGTATGTTGAACATTTACAGTCTTTGGTGAATGTGGAAGATATACTTTTTCATATGTGAATGTGGGATGTCTATCAAGGATAAGATTCACATCAACCATAGTACCACAATGACAGTATTTCTCACCATCTTCATTTTTAATTTCAAAGTAATGAGGTGAATCTTGCCTTTGAATTACTCCTTCACGAAAGTTTTTCATTCTCCTTTCTTTTAGAAGTTGTTTTTCAGTAATGATTCTTTTCATTAAAACTTAAATCCCTCAAAAGATTTTTTAGGTTTCTCCTCATGATTATACTCCTCTTCTTGCCCAGAGTCAAGGATGTCATTCTGTGCTGTCTGCTCACAATCATAGAGTCGCATCTTAGCACGATCAATACCAATAATAAATCTTTTATTCATCGTAGGATCATTGTATCGATTCTTCAACTGCTTCACCATAAGTTGTCCCAACCCTTCAAGCTCCTCTGTAGAAATAAGGGCAAACATAAGATCAGCAGTAGCAGGCAAACCAAAGGATTCACTAGTATCAGTGAGTTCAACGTCGCTGCTACCATAACCAGAACGAGTGGTCTGCGTGGCAGAAACGATAGGGACGTTTGCTTCAACAGCCAACCCTCTAAGTTCCTCTGCAATCGCTTTGATATAGCTATATGAATTGACAGAAAAGTTCGACTTATAGCGGGAGGAAGCACATATATTAAGGTAATCAATGAAAATAATATCAGGTTTAAATGACTTCTTAAGTGCAAGTTCATTAAGAAGTGCCTTAAAGTGTCCACTGTGCGCTGATGCAGTAGGATACTCTTTAATTATAAGAGTGCCCTGCGTTTTTGCTGCCAATTTAGTTACTTTGTTTTCAAATGTAGATCTAGGAAGATCTGTCAGATCCTGAATCGGAACATTCAGGAGATTTGCGTCAATTCGTTCAGCAATCTTCTCTTCTGCCATCTCCATTGTAATGTAGAGAACGTTCCGTCCTTGGAGCAACACGGAGCTAGCAACATGGCACATGAATAGAGACTTGCCGACACCTGTACCAGCGAGCGCGACATTAAGAGTCTTGTTAGGTAAACCACCTTTTGTGATTTTGTTAAAGTATTCGAGATCAAAGGGAATCTTGTCTTCTTTCTTGTGGTAATATTCATACCTTTCTTCGTAGTTTTGTAAGTAATCATGTCCAATGTTATTGTCAAAAGATACTGCCAGAGCATCCGATAGAATGCTTGGAATCGCATCACGGTTCTTTTTGGAATCATTTCCATCGGCAATATGGATTGATTCCATCAGAGCAAGATAAATCGCACGGTCACGGCACCACTTTTCGGTGGTGTCTAGTAACCATTGTTGATCTACTGGGAAATCATTAAAAGAGTCACAAATATCTCTTGTCTCTTTAATCTCTCCCTCATTTAGATCCGTTCGATTCTCAACCTCAATATTTAGTGCTTCGGTTGTAATCGCAGAACCATATTTCACAATGAACTGAGCAATCTCCTCAAAGATTACTTTCTCAGTTCTCTGCTCAAAATAAGTCGGTTCAATAAATGGAATTACCTTGCGCGAATACTCTTCATTGTGTATTAGATTCCTCAGAATAGTGGTCTCAATTCTTTCCATTATTTGTAGTGCAGATAAGTGCTCATAATATATTTTGGATTACTGATTGGAGGATCTCCACGGTGAGGATACATCCACAAAGGAGGAAACACTAATAGTGATCCTTTCTTTGGAGTAATCTTTCTGTCTCTAAAAACTGTATCTCCTCCTTCCGAAACATCATTGAGATAGAACATAAAGGATAGAAACCTTCTGGCGGAAGAATAGTCTGCTACATCTACATGAGTATCAAACCTGTCTTCACCACCAGTATTATACCTCTTTATCCTAAATTGTTCAAATGCATGTTTAGAAGGAAATACTCTAGCATCAACAAATTCATAATATAAATCACGGTGCCTATGAACCTGTTTTATAGCATGATTATGAACTTTCTTCAGTTCATCAGTTATATCTTTATTTTTTGTTAGATTGAACTGAGTAAAATTTGGTTTTCCTTCGTTCTCAATAGACTCGTGCAAATGAGACGCATTATCAAAAACATTGATTAAAAAATCACAAGTCTTGGAGTCTAATGCGTTCTCATAAACATGGATAAGATCATCAAGATCAACCATAACTGAATTCTTGTTTTGCAATAGAATCCAGTTTCTCCAT